GAGTACGAAAGAACATGTTCATCAACTTCGTAAACCAAGTCACACTAATGGGTAAATCAGTAATATTCGTAGCCCATGAACGCGAGGAAAAGAACGGAGAAGACAAACAGATACGCCCGGAAATCGGAGGTTCTTCAGCCGGTGACCTGATTAAAGAACTTGATCTTGTAGGCTATATGGAAGCCATAGGCAAGGACAGAACCATCTCCTTTGACCCATGTGAGAAATTCTATGGAAAGAATACCTGCAACCTCCCGGCACGCATGAAGATACCGGTTATCATTAATGAAGAAGGTACAGTCACCGGCCAGAACGACTTTATGACAAAGATTATAAACACTTATCAAACCTACCAGACCAAACAAACAGAACTGTCTTCTGAATATGAGGATTTGATGGAAATTATCAAAGAACAAATAGCTATGGTAGCGGATGCGGACACGGCCAACGAAGTGAGACAATCACTGGAGAGCCTGCAGCATATCTTCGACAGCAAATTACAAGCAGGTATGCTGCTGAATAAAAGATGCAAGGAATTAGGATTGAAATTCAACAAAGTCAAAAAAATATATGAAGCAGCCTAGTTATAGAATCTATCCCTCATTACTTGACAAATTCGACAAGTATTTGAGAGCTGACGAAGAAGTGGAAAGCTTCTGGAACATTGATAATGAAACCGGAGAGTATAAACGCTCTCCGGAAGAAATCGAAGAGAACCTGAAGCAAGACCTTCTGGATGCTATCAACCGTGTACCGTTTGAGAGTGAGGCGGCAGACAAGGGAACTGCCTTCAATGCTATCATTGACTGCTATGTCCATTGCGAAAATCAC